CAATAAACAAGCTGCTCCAGCTCCAACTCAAGTTGCGGTAACCGACAACTCAAGCAGTGCTTATCACACTGGAGCACAATTTTATCGAAACGTGCAAAACGAAATGCGGATGACATAAACAAAAAGAGGAGCCAAACGGCTCCTCTTTTCTTTTAGTTTTACCAACAATCACTCTTCGGCAGCAAGTCGCTTGAAGTAGCTGATGTTGTCATCTTCGACATCAGCTTCAAAAGGAGCGTCGTTGTCGGCAGGCTTGGATTCCTTCTTGAAAGAAGGCTTGCTGGATGCGATTGCATCTCCAATACCCGGCTTCTGCTTGCCAGCAATCACCTGCGAGAACTTGCTTTGAAGATCTTCATAGCTCTTGAACTGCGATGGCTCCACAAACTCGGACAGCTTGTATTGCGTCTTCCACAGCTTCTCGAGCTTGTTGTCGTCGCCTTCAAACAGTGCCGACGATGCAGCAAACTCGCTGGCGTCATAGTTGGGGAAGTCGCTGATGGTGCGAACCTTGAGCTTGAAGTTGCGACCCTTCCAGAAATCAAACGGATTGATCGGCTCTTCACCCGCAAACTGCGGAGTCATCGACTCGGTGATCTTGTCAAAGATCTTTTTGCCGTAATTGTACAAGAACACCTTACCTTCGTTTTCCTTGTGAGCCGGATCGCTCACCACAAGAATGTTGCTGACGTAACGCAGCTTGCGCTTGCGAGCCCTAGCGATCTCCTTATCGCTTTCAACGCCGCTGTTCCACAGCACGCTATTGGCTTCGCACACCGGGCACTTCTGGCCAAGAGTGGTGGGGCAGTTCTCGATGAACCAATCACCACCCGTACCACGAAAACCGTGCGAGAAAACACGCACCCACGGAATATCCTCACCCTCGCATGCAGGCAGAAAACGAATCACAGCAAAACCGTTGCCGCTCTTGTCGCGTTCGATGTTCCAGAAACGATCGTCCTTGTACGAATCGCCTCCCTTGTTCATCTTTTCGAGTTCGCGACTCAACGAACTAATGTTGCTCTGCGATTGCTTCTTCAAATTCTGAAAACTCATAATTTCTCCTTGTGTAAAAGTTTTGTATGAATTGTTTTGTATCAATCGTATTTATGCCAGCGCATAACGATTAATCTTGTCCAGTAACTTTTTGCGATACATTTTTGCGTTGCTTCGAACATCAACAAATGCTTTATACTTTTTGTATCGCATCGACATATTAGTGTATGCCGCATCATGCTGTAATCTAGCATCAAAGCTAGAATTAAAATTTAAAAAACTATCAAGTATCACATACGTTTCGGGAGTTATTTGTTTGCGCATCACCATCTTGAAAATTTCGGGATGCGTTTGTTCGCACACAAACAAATCGTCAAATTTCTTGTTGTGATTTTCCAAGTGATTGCATATAGTTTCAACATCTTGTTCGTAGTTGTATTCGATGCTTTCGTTGCGACGGCACCATTCGGTATATGCATCTTCCATTTGTGTAGTTAAAAAATCGCCGATCCAAACGCTATCACTGTTTAAGAAATTTGCAACAAATAAATTCACAATTTCAGTGTCGTTGTACTTTTTAGATATTTTTTCAAAAAAATATCGATCGTTTCGATTCGCAAAAGTAGAATGTTTTGCTTTAGCGGATCCGTATATAGTATAATCGTATTTTGGATTGGTAAAATGTGCTTTGATTCCCAGATACGTTTTGTATACTCCGAACGCATCCATGTTGACCTCACAGCGGTAAAGAGTTTTTCTTGGGTCGCAAATTAAGCTGCTGTCCTTCGTAGTCGATTTTGTCGCGAATAGATTTGTTGATCAACTTACCTACAGTGTCTGGCTCGATTTCATTTATTTCACACAACGATAGTATTGCTTCAATATATTTACAATTTTTTTGCGCCCGATATTGTTCGATTTGTTGATTGAATTCTTTTTTATCTATCTTGAACGATGCGCCCATAATGCTCCTTTAAATTGTTTTGTATTGCATCAAAATCGTTAGCTTTCCAATAATTTTTAATTGTTTGGTTCAAAGATTTAAAATATGCTTTTGGATTCTTTTTAAAAGTTTGAACTGTGCCGTCTTCGCAAGATATCAACACTACAATTTGATTTACTTCAATCCCTGTCATTTCTTGATACATCAGCGAATAGCAACCGGTTTGCTCAAAATAATTGGTGATCCATTCTTCACGCTTTTGTTTGGAGCTGCCTTTAAAATCAATCACCGACAACACACCATCGTATTCCGCTATGCAATCGACTCTACCCGCCAAACGCAAAGTATCCGACCACATGGGACTTTCTTGCATGTGTATGTTGTTGATTTTATGCAATTCTTCTTGCATCTGCTGAAACATATAAACAGTCAACAAACTTTTGTTTTTATTGTAGTCGGCATTGTTATTCAAATACGACTCTATCATTGCATGCAATTCGTTGCCGCGATTCGCAGCATGTTTACTCAATCGAGCATTGTCGGGATTTTTGCGCCATTCGGCAAAGAATTGACTTTTTGCAAAACCAGTAACGGTTGTTACCGACGGATACCAATAATTGGGAATGCGCGGCGAGCAATAAAATCGACCCATATCGGTTTCGCACGAGCGTATCAAACCAACATCATGCGGCAACTTGTTGGATACGTCGGCACGAACATATTTCATGAAAATTTATCCTGAATATTCATGCGATTGCCGCGATTGATGCGCGACATTACTTCGTGCCAACCCTTGTCGTGCTTTTTGACTCCAATACGAACTGGATCGCAAATCGCTGCTGCGCCAACAATATTCAATTCAACTTTCTTTTTGCCGCATGCGGGACACGGCTTTTTGGATGGTTTGTTGCGATCGTCGATCTTTTCAAATTGTTCAAACGTGTGATTGCATTTGCTGCATCGATAATCATACAGAGGCATGACGATTCTCCACAATAATGGTGTGACGTTGAATGGCTGCGTCTTTCATCTTGAACTCCATATCGACATCGATGTCAACACCGTAAGTGTCAAACATGGCAGTAGGATAATCGGCGTGTTTGCGAGGGTTGCGTTGATTGGGCATCGACTCACTGTAATGAAACAGCGGGCGATAGCCGTGCCAAGTCGAGGCAGCAAGCTCGAAAGCTTGCTGCTCGGATAGATTACCCGGATTGCACTTGTGATGCAAATAATCAAAGGTGATGGGCGTACCGGTACGCAGATAAATGTATTTATGCAAATTTTCTACGGTCCATACACCCTTGTCTTCGTTTTCGACAACAAGACGACTGCGTGCATGGTTACCGAGACGCACAAGATTTGCGGCAAAACGATCGGCAATATCTTGAATATTACCCTTGCTGCAATTGATATGAATGTTCATTGGCGACTCGTAACTGTCGCGTGCGCCAAGCAAAGTCATGGTGCGAGCTTCGGTGTCAAGTTCGCGAATGGTTTTGTCGACAGCCGCAGAGTTGTCGGAAGCAAGAACATTGAATTGATCGGGATGATTGCTGATACGCAAACCAGCATCAACGATAGCACGCATGCGAGTGCATGCGGCAGCAAAACGAGTACCAAGAATATCAACAATATTGTCGAATGTAAACGACGCATCGGGAAGCGTTACGAGTGGGATGATGCCGCTACTAACACGATACACCCAACCGGATTGACGACAAGCGTCGGCAACGCGGGCAGTAACATTGATGTTGTTGAGTGCGCGCTCGGCAATCAACTGATGTGAAGCATCGCCAAGCTCGAGATAACGCTTGCGCGTCATGGTTTGAAACTTGTAATCTTGATCTGCAAGACCCAAATGAATACAACAAAGACCATATCGAAAGTTAGACATGCTATAATGTATGCCGCAGCTGATAGTTATAAAACAAAACCGACCGGAATATTCCGGTCGGTTTTGTTGGTTATTCAATTAAATATCGTCGTCTTCTACGTGATCATCTTCATCTTCTTCGTCTTCGTCTTCGATTGAATCGTCGGTGTAATACTCATCACCTTCATCTTCTACCGAGTCATCATATTCTTCATCGTCATATTCTTCGTCATCGACGTACTCTTCATCGTCATCATATTGTTCGTCGTCAGAAGTTTCTCCGTCTTCCAACGCATCTTCTTCGTTGGGATCTGGTTCGATATGCTCGTCGTCATCGTAATAACCCTGTTCGCTCATACAATACTCCTTAGTGGATGGTATACACACGCACTACGTATATATAAATTTTAAATGCAAACCGAGGGAATCGAACCCTCATATGCTGCTTGGAAGGCAGCCATAATAGCCGTTATATTAGGTTTGCAACCCGAATCATCGGAAAGAAATTTCGTGACGACGCATCCAGAACTGCTCGCTACCCCATTCGTGGTCATTCACAGTCACCAGATACTGCGGTCCCCAAACACGATCGTGTTCGACGCGATCAATATCACCGTACTTCTTGGTGGTTTGATCACTGTGAACAATAACCGAACGGGACGCCTGAGACGAACGATTGTATCCAACATTACTCATAAAACAAACTCCTAAAATATTCACACACGACAACGCATCGTATTTTAAATATTTTAACAATTTAATCAGGGTAACAGGATTTGAACCTACAACCTTCTGGACCCAAACCAGACGCTCTACCAAGTTGAGCTACACCCTGAAATCCCCACCCATAATGAGCATCACCTTGCGGCGAGAGGCTCGGTGGGGCAGTAATGCGTTGTCTCCGGAGCCGCACTACCTTAATGACCCTGCGGGGACTCGAACCCCGGTATCAGCCTTGAAAGGGCTGAGTCCTAGACCGCTAGACGACAGGGCCAATCTACACACGAGTATATAGCGCAGCAAATAAGTTTCTACTATATGCTAGCAAAATTTTTTCGGCAGAATACAATGTGGTGCTATATAAACGCAAGGAGCAAGCAATGCCTTCGATTAGCGATTACAAGATTTACGGACAAGAACCAACTTGGGATGCTTTTACATTTTCAAACGAAATAGAACGTAGAACCGCTATCGGCAAAGCGTTCAATTGGTACAATTATATGTCCGAGAGTTCCGATCACAAAAAGTGGTTGATCGAGTATCTCAGTAAATTTGAATTCTCCGAACAAGTGATCGACAACATTTCCAAGCTGTCGGTTGACGATATCAATCTATCCTATAACGACATTCCCGGTCGCGAAGGATTCAAGACGGGCGTGCTTGCTCGTCTGATGGTGCTTGGCGCACCGCTCGATCAGCGCGACGTAGAATCGATGCAAACGGCTGTACAGCTGCTCGACGTTCGTGGTTCACGCATCAACACCAACACACCACAACGCCCGAGTGTGCAAAAGCATATCGACGACAATTTTTGTAAAATCTTGGAGTTCTTTGACACAAAGTGCGACAAGATTCTGCAAGCCAAACCTTTGCCGCTTGGCATCACACAGCGATCAATCGACGATTCGATTCGATCGATCGGTAAATCCAAGAATACCAACACCACCGACGATGTCAAGAATTATATTGACAATATAAAAGCAATCTATTGCAAAAAAATTATTGACTATTACACGCCAGTGTATTCAGAAATTTGCGAGGTGGTTCATGGCGACGACGATCAGCTCAAAGAGGGATATGCAGCATATTCCAAAACAACTCTCAATAATTTTAAGAATTTGGTGGATAAGATCATCAACGATTGCAAAAATCGAATCGATACCGCACCCAAGCCGATTGTAATTCGTCGCAAGCGTCGCAAGCCGGTAAATGAAGTTGTTAAAAAATTGAAGTACAAGAAAGACGATGCTGCTGCGGCGATCGTTTCGATCTTGCCATCTAAAATTGTAGAAGCTCAAAAACTTGTAGTTTACAACAGCAAGACTCGAACGGTCACCATCTACGAAGCTGTCAATTCGCAGGGACTTAGCGTAAAAGGAACCACAATCATCAATTTTGATGAAAAGAAGTCTCGCACCAAAAAGCTTCGCAAACCAAAAGAATTTTTTACAAAAGTTCGTGACAAGGGAATTCGTGCATTCAAGTCAGCATTTGATGCCGTCAAGAGTGTTGAAAAACCCGCCAAAGGTCGCATCAATTCGGACATTGTTTTATATGGAGTATTTGAATGATACTGGTCGACATGAATCAAATCACTATTGGCGCAATCATGGCAGAGTCGAAAGGAAAGCCTTCACTCAACGAAGACCTGATTCGTCACATGGTGATCAACAATCTTCGCATGCTGCGTTCCAAGTTTTTTAGCCAATACGGTGAACTTGTGGCGTGCTATGATTATCCGCACAGTTGGCGTAAAAATGTGTATTCGCACTACAAAGCATCTCGCAAACGAGATCGCAAGAACAGCGATTTTGACTGGTCGGCTTTGTTTAGATTGCTTAATGAAATTCGGCAAGAACTTGCCGATAACTTTCCTTACAAAGTGATTTCGGTGGAAAATTGCGAAGCCGACGACGTTATTGCCGCTCTGGCTATCGAACATAGCAAATCGCAGCCGGTGTTGGTTGTTAGTTCTGATGGAGATTTTCAGCAACTTCAAAAATATTCAAACATCAATCAATACAGCCCTCTTATGAAAAAGCTGATGAAGTGCGACGATCCCGCAGTGTATCTTTTCGAGCATGTGGTTCGTGGCGATGCGTCGGATGGAGTTCCCAATATTCTTTCTCCCGACGACGTATTTGTTCGCGAAACGGGTCGCCAGTCACCAATCAGCAAAAAGAAATACGATGCTTGGTTGGAACTTTGGCAAAACAGCGGAACAACAAATCGAGACATTCGATGCATCACGAGTGACAGCACCATCATTGCAAACATAAATAGAAATAGCACTCTTATTGATTTTGATAATATTCCAACTAATATTCGTGAAAATATCATCAAAACCTACAATCAAGTGCAAACGAA